GGCGGTCACACTAGACCCGAGCGGCGTCGTTAGTGCATTATCCGTGTACACGACGCGCGGCGTAGTGGTGCCGCCGTTGTAAAAGTACGCAATCGCGCCAGGATACGCCACGCCGTTGACGTTGCGCATTTGGTCGAATGACTTAAACCAAAGAGTTGCCATGATGGTCCCGGAGTTTTGATAAATGCGGCAAGCGGCGTGGCTTATTTTTCAGACGGTTGTTATCGTTGTCATTACGGTGTCAGCACACGAACGGAACCCAAGCGCGCCAATAGGTGGTCACTTGTTCGGCGCCTTTATTTTTGTCTTTGCGTTAACAGCTTTTTTGAATAGTCTATTCGGTTGGTGCGGCCGTACCGTTGCGCGGCTGCGAGGCCGCCTGTCCGAAATAGGTCAGCCGAGCCGCGATAGCGGCGGCGCGCTGGCTTCCTGCAGGTTCACGGGCAAGCTGCTCAAGCAACCGGCCCGACGCCGGATCGGATAGAATGCGGGCGATCTGTTCAGTATTGTTGCCGAGGTTCAGACGGTCCCTGAAATCCTGAATGCGGCGCAACAGGGACACACCGCCTGTCTTGCTGGCTTCTAAGCCAGTCGAGAGCACGTTGCCTTGCTTGAGGTCGCGCATCAATTCCTGGTTAAACGAGGTCATTGACCCCGCCTGCGGGCGCTGGCCTGTGGCTTCCATCACGTCTAGAAAACGCCTGAAACCTTGGTAGCGAACGTCACCGTTCGGGAGCGCCGTGATCGCCGCTTCAAGGTTGCGCGCCTGCTGGCCGTTGCCGGCAACGATGGCCGCGAACTTGGCGCCGCCGAACTGGTTAGCGCCGCTGGCAAGGCCCTGCGTGGCTTCGTCAAACGCGCCGCGCACCACGGAGTTAATCAGGCTTTCAGCGCCGCGTGGGTCATTGCGGGTCAAGCGCCCGACCGTTTCCGCAACCATGCCCTCAGTGCCGGGCGTGGGCACGTTGGGCAGTACGGCGCGGCCCTGCTGGGCTAGGTTTGTCGTGCCGGCTACCGCGCCAATCTGGCCTTCGGTAAGAGGCTCTAGGAGGTTCTGCCGGAGCGTCTGCTGTGTCGCGCGGGCGCGTGCGTAGTCGCCACGGGGACCGCCTGTAACTTGTTCGGCGGCTGTGATAGCTGGCGTGCGCGCGTTCTCAAGATTTACCGCCGCCAAGTTGGACGTGCTGGCCTGTCCGGGCGCGCGCGCGTTCTCGGCCACTTCACGAATACGCCGTTGCACCAAGTCGATAACTTCAACGCTATCGTTAGGCAGATTGGCAATTGTAGCGTTCAATTCAGGCCGGCTTCGGATTTCCGCCAGCGTTCCGGCATAAATAGGATCGCTTTCTAGTGCAGCCTGAACCTGCGGGCCGACACGCTGGCGCGATGCGGCTGTATAATCCGGCCGGGTAACGTCGTTGATGGCTCGCTGCGCGCCCTCAATCTCACCCTGCGCGGCGTTCCGATTGCTAATTCCCGCACGATCCGGGCGAAGGCTCATAGGCGCGGTGTTGTTGATTACAGCGCCGCCCGTCGCTTGTACCTGCCCCGGCCGCTGCGACATTAGCGGCTTAAGCACGTTGCCGCCGCCTTCCGAGTTCTCAACGACGCGGCGCAGGTTGCCAAGGTTGGTGCCGGCGTTTGTCACTTGCTGTAAGGCTTCGTCCCATGTCAGGCGCACACCGCCGCCAGGCAGCGCAGCCGCGTCCTGTATAAGGTTTCCAGCCTGCTGAATTTGCTGCGGCGTAGCGTTTGACATGCTCCGGCTAATGGCTTGTTCCGCCGTGCGCGGCTGCATTGCCAAGCTGGTGCCAAGCCCGGTGGCAACCGCAGTACCCGCGCGCACATAAGGCTCTGTCTGCGGTGCAATCTGGCGTGCAACTTGTCCGGCTGTTTCAGACGCAAACGCGGGAATAAGCGCCTGCACTGCACGGCTACCGACGCCTCCGCCCCCGAACAACATTGACGGCAAAAACTCTGCGGCCGTGCTGGCGTACTCACCGGGGATCGTCTGCGGCTTGTAGTCGCCTCCGGGGACAACGTTCTCAAGGCCCTTTTTGACGTTGCCGTAGTTCATGACGTTGCGCGGGGCGATGGCATTGCTAATGCCACGGGCAAACGTGCCAATTTTGCCAAGCGTCGTTTCCGGCTGCGTTTCGTCTTGTGCGCCTTTGTATTCCCCACGGTCTGCTACGGGAGACGTGTAGCCGCGCCCCATTACAAAATTAGCAACGCTTTCAGGCGCGCGCACCACAGCGCCGGCCACGTCGTACATAAAGCCAGGCAATCCGACGACGCTAGACACACCCTTGACACCACCGGACACGGACGACCGCGCCATGTCTTCGGCAACGCCAACGGGCTTGTACTTTGCAACGATATCATCAAACGCGCCGCTTGACGGCGTGTCCCGATATTTTGCAACGATCTCATCAAACGGGCCAGCCATTAGTCAAGCACCTTCGGATCAATGCCGTGCGACCGCAGTTTGTCGGCAATTTCTGACTTTGCACCCGGAGCGACCCTTAGGGCACGCTTGGCTTCGTTGACCATCCTAGAGGCCGTGTAGCCGTCAGGAAGCGGCGCGCGCTTGCCGGGTGGTGCGACTTCCGGTGCTGCCGCCTCTGTGCTGCCCTGCGTCTTTTTCCATTCGCGATAACGGGTCAAAGGATCGCCAAGGGCCTTGATTTGCTTTTCAGCATCATTGCGGCTGATTTCTTTGTTTGCAAAAGCAGACGCAATTGCGCCGCGCTCCATGTCGTATCGGGAAAACGCCTCAAACGTGTCGTAAATCATCTCCCGCGCCTGCGGGTTGTTTGTCATCGATCCAAGGGATTTCACAAAACCTTTGAATTCAATGTCAGACGTTGCGCCGGACCCTGGAACGTGCATTTGCGGCGCAAGCCGCTGGATAATGGCGTCTGCCGCCTGTAGGTCCGAAAGGTCTTTTACGTCAATGCCGAGGGCTTCGGCATACGGGCCAAGTGCCATCTTGACTTCGGCAGTCTTGCCCTGCGAACCAACGCGGCGCGAGATATCCCGCAACGTGCTAATGTCGCCAAGCATGGCGCGGGCTTGGTCGCCCTTGTCAATAAAGCCGGAATATCGCTTGACCGTTGTTCCGGCAAAGCCTTTTTCTAGTTCGCCTTCGGCGCGCGTTGAATTGTCAATTTTGGTTGATGCCGCTTCCGCAAGCTGCTTTTTGAAGTCAAAAACGCTGCCCTTAAACGGGTTGTTCGGGTCGCGCTTTGCCGCTTCGTATTGGCGCAACAGTGCGTCCTGTTCGCCCGCGCGGATTAGGTCAGGTTTTCCGGTCGTCTGGTCAACGGCCAGAATGTCGCCGTTTTCAAGCCTCTGCACCTGATACCGGCTAGGCGCGGTTTGAATAAGTTTAACCTCTCCGGTGTTGGAATTGCGCTGCAGTGACGCGCCCGTGTTCGGGTCGGTGAACGGTGCCCATTGTTCGGTTTTCACATACCGTTCAATGATCGACTGCGCCCGCGCCTGCGCTGCCGGCAACGGGTTGACCATCATGCTCTTAACCGCAGCTGCAACCTGTGGCGGCATACGGCTAAACCCGAACGGGTCGGCCGCAGCGCCGGAACCGGCCTGCGCCATCTGCTGCGGCGCGGGTGCCTGCGGTGCGGTAAAGCCCCCCGACTGCGGCATAGCCCATGCAAGCCCCATAGGAGGCCGCTGGACGGGCGTTGGCGGCGGCGGTGTAGCTGTGCGGCCGAATGGCGCGAACCCGACTCCCTGCGGCGCAAAGGCCATCCCGAGCGGCTGCTGTGCGCCGATGCCTGCTTCCTCAGCCGTCGCCAGCATCGGGGGGCCTTCAACCGGCGCGGTCTGCGGGCGAGCGGCTGGCGTGTCGTTTGTGTAGCCTGCACCGCCCGCAGCCGATGCCACTTGAACACGGCCACGCGGCGCGGCGGGCTGGCCGCCGCCCTCATAGCCGTAATACCGCATAATGTCCGCAGCGTTTTTCGGGTTGCCAGCCTGCACAGCAAGGTTGCGCGGATCAACCGAACCTGTACCAGTTATCAACGAAATGGCGCCGCCTGCGCCTTGCTGGTGCGCAACGGCAAGTTCGCCGTAAGTCGGTTCACGGCCAAGAGCGCGGCGAAGCTTGTTGCGGTTGTCTTCGGTAAACCGCACAAAAGCGCGCGTGTTGGCTTCGGGGTTGTCTCGTTGGTCCCAATCGCGGCCGACTAGATCATATTCTTGCCCAGTGCCCCGCGTAAACTGATACAGCCCGCGCGCACCCGTTGGGCTTTTTGCGGAAGGGTTAAATGCGCTTTCCTTTGCCGCCATCCGATAGGCGTATTCGCGGTCAGCTTCGGGAACGTTGGCATCAATGATGCGCTTAACCTGTTCGGGGGGCATCTTGGCCCCGCCGACCGACGTTTGCCCCATGCTGCCCAACGTGCCGCTTTGCGGCATAGGAGCGGGCGCAGCCGGTGACATCCCGGTGATAAGATCGGCATTCGACTTGGCGAAGTCGTCCTCAAACCTGCGCTTCCGAGCGTCGTCGTACTGCTTGAAAAACGACGTTCCGATCTGCGACAGCGGCGTAAAACTGTCAGTAGCCGGAGGGCCGAGTGGGATTAGCTGCAATGCCATGTTAGCCCCTTACCGCCCGCCGCCGCCGCCCGAACCAGTGAAACCGGAGAAGATCGAACTACCGCCACCGCCGCCCATAAACGAACCAATCAAATCGGTTCCGAGCTTGATGCCGCCGTAAAGGGCATTCATGCGGTTCTGTGCCGCCTGATCGCCTGCCTTGATCCCAGACATGCTAATCGAAGCCGCCTTGTCGCCGTACTGCGTCCCCATGTCGGCGAGCGTCCGGCCGTACTGCATGGCCGTGTTGCCCGTGTCCGTGCCGTAGCCGTAAGCAAGCCGGCCCTGCGCGTCCAATGCCTGCGACTGACCCTGCACGCCCTGCATTGCGCCCTGCTGGCCGCGATACAAGTTGTTCATGTAGTTGTTGTACCAGTTGTTATATTCCTGGTTTGCAAGGCCCTGTCCGTACTGCTGCGAAGCCATCAAGGCATTGCCGGACGCACCACGCCCACCGGCTGCAGCCTGCCGCGCAAGCCCCTGCTGGCCCTGCTGCAAAGCGAACTGATAACCGGGGTTTGCCGTGAACATGCTGCCGAGCGTAGACTGCGACTCCGGCGTGTTGCCAAGCGCCGCCTTGTAGGCGTCAGCATAGTAACCGGCGTTCTGGCCAAGCGGCTTGTACAAGTCGCCGGCCTGCTGATAGTAGCCCTGCGCCTTGTCATAGCCTTCGCCCACGTTGGTGTTATACGTGTCGAGGCCAGTCTTAAGGTCGCCTTTTGCCTCGTTAAAGGCGCGACCGACTTCCTGCTGTGCGGCGTTGGCGGCCAAGCGGCCAGAGCGCCCGGAGAAAATGCTTGCGATATCAGCCTCCTATGGCTGTTTGTTACTATGGAACTTGCGCTTTGACATCAAGCAAAAACGCAATCAATTCGACTAGCCACGCTTGCCAAGCCGGCGTTAGGTTGCCGTTACCGTCCACCACAGGCACGGACGGCGGCGGCGGGCGCGGGACAGCGCGGGTGATCGGCATTTATGGCTCCCGCAAAGTCGCTTGCATCGCCCCGCCTAAGAGGCCCACATAAACCGGGTCGGACACCTCGAGACGCCACTGCCGGCCGACTGGACCGCTTGTGCCGGTGCGCAGCACGGTAATGCGCTGGCTATAAGCCCCGCCGCCGCCTAGCTGGCGCTCTAGCGGCTGTGAGAAGGTGACGCCGTTATCGGACCAGCTAATGCGCACCTTCGGGTTTGTCTCAATTGGATTAGAACCGTCAGCAAGGCCCCAGCCCATGTCAAAATCAAAGTCAGCACGATGCACAAAAACAGGCTTTGGAAAGTCGGACGCAAAGCCGCTCGTTACCGACCACACGACAGGATCGTTGCCTTCCTGGTAATAGGTGCTGTCGATTGAATAGACGATGCCGTTCGTGCTATCGCCGCAAAGCCATAAACCGTAATTCTTGACCGTGCATTCGCCCCGCCACGTATCGGACTGGTAGGACGCGCGCTCGTGCCAAGTCTGCGTGGTCAGGTCATACACCCAACACCAATCCGCTGCCTTGAGGCTCCACAGCGCGTGGCCTTCGGACATATACACGCAAGCCTTGATCGTCTCAGGCTCGCCAGCGTTGGCCGTGGCCTGGATCGCCCGCTCAACGTCGTGCGTGCTGATCCGGGTCGGCGTGTAGCCCGCCATCTGGTAGACGATATTGTCGTCACCCACCCAAATGAGCGTGTTAGCCCAGCCATCCTCCCAACCCGCAACCGCCCACTGGCCGATCAACCCGCGCGGGATGACGGTTGAGCGCGAGAACGGGAACCCGGTCGCGTTGGCTGTATTTTGCCAAACCTCAATTGAGGCTTGGCCCATCAAAAGCAATTCCTGCCGAAAGAACACGCCGCGCAACAGCCCATCGGGCTTGCTTTCGGCGGTGGTGAAATCCAGCGGATTAATCGCGGTATCGTTCAGGCCCGACGCGATGCAAACGCCGTCGCCGTAGGTAAAAAAGAAATACCCGTCACCAAAGCACACAGAGTTAGGCGAGCCTACGTCCGCGTCAGGATACGGGATAGGCGCCGAACCCGTGAACACCTGGAACGCGCCGTTTTCCGTAACCGCCACTAAATCGGCGGTTGGCGTCTTGTTGTTCTTCGCCATCGTGATTGGCGTCGTGCCGGCCAGCGCGCCCAACGCGCTATTCACGTAAGCTCCGCTTGACGGTGCGATGGCTTCCAAGTGGCCGTCATAGGCCACCAGCGTGGTCGAGCCCACCGCCAGAAAGCCCCGGCAATGCACGCGGCCCCCGACGCTGTTCGCGATCCTATTCAACCCCGCCGTGCGCTTGCGGACGACCCTCTCCCTTGCCCCATCCGAAAGCTTTTCCGCGTAGGCGTTGACCATACGGCCCCCGCTTTCCTGCGGCCGGCCACCGGTCGAGGATGAAGCGGGGAAGGGTATGTCGGTCACTTACCAGCCGCCCCAACCATAGCCGCCGTAGCCGTAGCCATAGCGTGCGCCGATCTGTTCAACCGCAAGCATCTGGCGTGTCCCGCGTGGCCTCACAACGTCCCTTAGCGTCCGTTCCGCACTAACGGCGGCTGCGTCGAGGGCTTGTTTTTGCCCGCCGATAATGCCAAACGCGCCAGCCAGTTCCGCCGCCATGACTGCGGCAAACGGCAGGAAGAAAGCGTCTTCAATGTCGTCTAGGTCGGGAATAAAGCAAATAGCGCGCGCGTTCAGTTCTTCGTTCTTAGGCTGCAGCCGGCGAACGATAACGACGTTATCCTCAGCCGATACGCTTTGGCCGGCCGCGACCACGCCGAGGTTCTCCGCTATCGCCACCACTAGTTCCGCTTGCGTGCGCGCCATCGTCGTCCCCTTCGTCGTCAAGCACTAGCGGCAGCGCCGCGCGCTTTGTCCATTCCATCGCGTCCAAGTCAAACGGCGGGACCTCGATCCAGCCGCGCGGCAACACACCGTCCGCAAACACATGCGCACGCCCGTCGAGCGTGTATCCCCACCTAGGAGACGCCATCTGTAGTCCTCGCCTTCAACCAATCGCCAATGCAGCCCTTGAACTTGCTAGACCCGCCCACATGCGTGAGCGTCAACGAAGGGTCAAGCCAAATCTCGCCGCCAATGGATTGCCACTTGTGGCAAAAGTAAGCGTCCTCGCCGTACAATTGCCCGTTTAGAAACGGAGCCTGGAACCACGCATGAGCGTGCGTGTCCATGTGGGTGTATTTCTCGGCCGGGAAGGCGTCCCGCAACTTGCCGAACACGTCACGCGACAGGCTCATAAACCCGGTCGGCAGTGACGAAACTTTAATTAACCCTAGCTCGTTTGACCACAGTTCGGCTGTTTCCGTACACCAGCCGACCGAATAGGCTTCCGTGTCCTGCTTTAGCCTGTAGGCTGCGCCGACAAATTCAACCGGCATCCGTGCCAGTTTGGCAACCGAACCCGGTTCCCACTCCAGATCGGCGTCGATAAATACAAACCGATCCGCGTCACTGTCCATAAAGTCTTGCGCAAGCTGATTGCGCGCCATTGTAATTAACGAGCAACCGGGCAGAAAGTGCGTTTCAAGCGTGTCGCCAACGGCAGCGCAAACCGTCTGTTCGTCCAATAGCGACTTGACCGTGCCGGCCAATATCTTGCCGTCATAAGTCGGGATGGCTGCAAAGATTTTCATTCTTAGCCTTATATCAAACTCGGTATAGAAACGGGGCGACCGTTGCCAGCCGCCCCGCTGTATTGATTACGCCGAACCCTTAATCAGGCCGAGCGACACAAGCGCGGCCTGCATGGCATTCGTCTGCGCCGCAAGGGTCGCAATCGCATTGCCAATGATGGCCGAGTTGTAAGTGCCGGTCAGAGTCAGAATGCCGTTGGTAGCCGCTGCCGTGCCGCCTGAGGCATCGGTAACGGCCGCCTGGGCGGTAGCGGCGGGGCGCACGATAGGCGTGGCCCCGTAGAACGCAATAAGCGCAGTGGAAGCACGGCCGAGAACCGTGCCTTCGCTGTCGCCGTCACCAAGCTGACGCTGAAGTGCCATGATAAATTCTCCCCTTTTCCAGATTAGCGAGCCATGCGAACGGCAAGACGCGGATCAATGGCCGAGAAGCCATAGAGCACGTCAAGACGCCACATGGACGCATCATTGATACCGTCGTAAACCGGGATGACGCGGACCGAGAGACCTTTATAGGTTTCCCTT